TTGGAACATCTTTGTCATAATTTACGTTATCTTTTCTTAATTTAACAAATACCCACCCCATATTGCGTAATGGCGTACTAGTCCCATGTGCAGCAGACATGATTGTCACATTTGTATAGTCGATCGAATCATCGGAATCATTAATTGTATGTGTGCCTCCATCTGGAAACTTAATAACAATTTGCTTTCCTTTTTTGGAAATTTCGAACATACCGCTATCCCAAGCCGTGAATTTGTTCTTAGATTCTGCTAAATCAAAATACTTGGAAGTAAATTTGGTAGTTGCGGCTCCTTCATTTGATAGACCACCATCAAACACAATCATTTTGAAGTTATTATTCCATCGGCGATCTTTTTGAATCATAATACCTGTTCGATAGTTGCCATCTGCAGTAGCCAAGATAATTGCCTGAACTCCTCCACCCTCGATTTGTGTATTCGCAAACCAAGGTTTAAATTGAAGGGCCCACTTGTCACTAACTCCGACCTCTCCATGACTATCGGCAGGCAGTTGTAATTGTTTGGTTAAGCCATGATATTTTGTCCCTGTTCCAAGATTTGCCCAATTAAGATAGGTTTGTCCTTTGTTAATCTCTGATTTCCAAGAACCGCCTTTGACAAAATCTGATGGTTTAAATGGTACGAAACCAGCATTCGTTGTCCAAGTATTCAATGCTTCAAAACCAATTGCATTCACCAACCACTCAGACTTTTCAGCCGGTACAGTATCCGTTTCATCAACTTTTCCAAGCTGAATAGCACCATACTCAGAAGCAATACCAATATAACCATTTTCATGGTTCATATGAATATCATAGTCTAACCAAGCGGATTCTGATCCGTTGTTCGTTACAATTGCCTCTAAAATACCCGATGCATTCAATGTTGCTGGAAATTGCCGAACGATTGTTGATCGAGCAATACTTTCTGGAATGACCCAATTAATAGTACCTTTTCCTGAAGAAATCCATTCTTTAAAATCAAGATGCCCTTCAGGAATTGCATAGTATACACGATTAGGCAAATTACCAAAAATTAACGCTTTGGGTTCATCGACATTAAGAATTTTTTGCAACTCATCGTATTTTTCTGGTAACTGAGTTTTGATATAAAAAGGCATGGGAATCGTCTTTGATTTGTATGTTGTGTATTCGAATTCCGCCCCTCTGGGAGTTCCATCGGTTTCCGAAAGTGAAGGTTTCCAATCGGATCCAACAAATTGAGTGAAACCATCTAAAACGACAATGAATTCGCTTAAATCATGTCCATTAAATTCAACTGATAATTTCATCGTTTTGGACTCACTCCATTCATAATATTTTTAAAGGTCTCGATTGCAGCTTGTTCTTGTGCAATAGGTTCAGCAAAAATCCTTACAATTTCATTATAGTCAGCTTCAACGCTAACAAGCACAGGTCTACTTGCAAGTTTCTCAATTGCTTCGACCATCAGTCGGTATACTGTATTATTTTCAGGATAATTTGAATTATTAGTCATCTGATTAGGTGCGATATTGCCATTAGTAATTGTTTTAGCAATACTCATTTGATAATTTTTATCATTCATCTTACTTACTTCATCTACTACAAAGCTATTAGCAACACCGGCCGCCATACCTTTTACTGTTTTCTGAACATCTTTAAATTTATCTTTTAATGACTCGTTAAACCCTCCCATTATTGCTTTACCAGCTGGTACTAACAATTTTCGGTCATAAGAAATCGGTCCTTTGTGTTCTTTGATCCAATCTGCAATGCCTCCAACGAAATTTTTTACACCTTCCCAAGCCGATTGCAATCCTCCTAAAAATCCATTCATTATAGCTGCACCAGCACCACTGATATCAATATTAGCAAGACCACTAATAACATTTTTTACATTATTGATAATACCTGTTACTTGAGATCCGACACTTGAAAAAATACTTCCCATTGCACTAAACCCGCTACCAACAGTTGTTATGACGGATTTGATAATATTTCCTGCAGCTGAAATGACTGATCGAATTGCGCTCCATATACTAGACATAACACCACTTAAAGAACTACCAGCGCTTCCTAAGCTACTAAATACGACACGAATGCCACTAATTGCGCCTTATATTAAACTCCCTGCTGTTGATACCGCAGTTTTAATATTGCTCCAAGCGCTGCTTAGTATGCCACTTAACGATCTTCCTGCACTGCCTAAATTTGTAAAGTACCCAATAACAGTTCCGACCCACTCAGCAACAGTTGTTAATGCAGGTACACAGGCTTTGAACGCTTCAACTAGCCTCGTAATAACTGGCGTTAAAAATCCGATTGCACTTGTGATCATGTCGAATGTCGCAGAAACACCCATTAGAATCCCTTTGAAAACTCCTCCTAAAAATGCACCTACAACTTGTAAAACAGGCATCAGCGCACTAGCCAACACAGTGACGATAGGCTGAGCTGCATTCCACATTTTTACAAAAGAATTGACGACCATATCAATAGCAGGACTAACAATTGTCATCATTGTGCTGAAAGCATTCGTTATAGCAGGAATGATTGCAGAGATTACTGCTTGAAGCCCACTAAAATCAAGCTTAGTAAAGGCAGTAGCAATTGTGTTAATTATTGGCGTAAGTGTAGATACCACTGTTTGAAATAGCTGTGGAAGTTGACCAAAGGCTGTTTTAAATGCTTGAATTATTGGATCGATTGCGCTTCGAACGTTTCCTAACAACGTTGATAAACCTCCATCGATCCCAATTCCTAACTGTGACAACAATGCTTCCCCACCTTCGAGAAACCTTGGACCAGCTTCTTGAAATAGTGTAGAAAACACTACCGGCAGACCTTTCAATATATTACCGACCATTGGAATGAAGTTGTCGAATAAAAACGTTGAAGTGGTTTGTGCTAATGCTTGAAGAGAAGGAACTATATCACGCCCCAATGAAAGATTTCCAAGCACATTAGAAAACGCTGATTTCATTGAAGTAAAAGATCCACTGAATGTTTCTGCAGCTTCTTTAGCTGTAGTTCCAGTAATTCCTAATTCTTCTTGAACAGCATGAATCGCAGTGTACACATCACTCAAATTGTTAATATCATATTTAACGCCTGTTAATTTTGTAGCATCTGCTAAAAGTCTTTCCATTTCTGTTTTAGTTCCGCCGTAACCAAGTTTTAAGTTGTCAAGCATAGTATAGTTTTGTTTCGCAAATCCCTGATAGGCATTTTGAATATCACCCATATTTGTGCCCATTTTATTAGCATTGTCGGACATATCAACCATTGCCATGTTCGCTTTATCGGCAGCCTTTTCAGTATCTCCGCCCATAGACTGCAACAAACTTGCACTGAAACTAGTAACATTCTCCATATAATCGTTCGCCGATAATCCAGCCGTTTTATATGCTTCATTGGCGTACTGCTTTACCTTATCAGCACTGCCTTTGAAAAGAGTCTCAATCCCTCCTAATGACTGTTGCAATGCGGCACCCTCTGACAAAGAAGCAGAAATGCCTTTAGTTATAAGTTCGCCAATTTTAGCCGCTGCAATAATTCCACCAATCGCCGCAACTAGCTTACCGCCAATTAAATTTCCAGCACTTGTTCCTGCTGCATCAGCCTCACCAGACAATTGTTTTGTTATGGATCCACTAATTCCCTTGGCAGAGGGCATGATTTGTACAAAAGCTTGACCTAATTCTGTTGCCATTATTCTTCACCCCCATTCGTTGAATCTCCAATCAGTTGTTTTCTCATACGAGTAAAATCCTCACCAGAATCAAATACAACTTCCTCTCTTTCGTTCATGTTATTTCCGACTAATTTAGAAAGAATCGATTCAGGCTGGTTTTTTCCTTTTTGGCCATCTTTTGTTTTTGCCCAAACCAAAAGCCTTAAGTTATCGTTTATTCCCGCTAATAAAAGAGTATTCAGCGGAATTTTTTGCCCACTAAGCTTTTGCTTTATTCTAGATTCATCTCTAAGTCCACATGAAAAAACAGCTACCTTAGAAGCTGGCAGCTGTTTGTAGTCATATATTTTATAGGTTTCGGCTAGATCGCATATCAATGAACTCTCATCGATATTAATCATTCCGGCGAGGATTAGGAGTTTTTTGTTTGATCTTGATTTTGAAAAATATTTCCAAGTTCTTCAACCATTTTAGCAGCAGGAACAATTCCATCTTCATCTCGAACGTGTTCTTTCAAAGCTGCTGCCTGTTCTTTTCCTAAAAGAAGATTTAAAGCTTTCGGCGCAACCACAGGATTTTCATCTATTTCACCAATAACTTCTAAGAG